GTTTAAACATATGAGTTGTTGCTGCTCCTCCACCAATGTCTAAAGTAACAGTTGATTGACCGTCTTTATTATCAGTTGCTGTAAAGCTGTTTGTGTTATAGCCAGCATCGCCGATCATAGCTTGAGTAACTGCCGCATCCGCTTTGATTACGTATTCTTGTTGCGGATTGTCATTTACAAAACCTATACCGTCATTGCTGCCCGTATTATAGTCAGTTCCAAATGTTGTGCCTGCTGCAACTGAATTAGCAAAAGTTGGTTTGCTCGTAGAACTATCAATATAGAAAGCTCCATTGAACACACCAATTAGGGGAGCGTGTCCAGTATTCTCGAACGCTGCTCCACCACTTCCACCATCATCAGTTGTTGCGAAACTTGCATCTTGTAAATAACCTTGATCACCACCAGCATCCTGGATTGAACAAGGGTTATTTTTGAAGATACCAACACCTAGGCCTGATTTGATTTTGTAATTAGATTGACCAGAAGTTGCTGGAGTATTTCCAACAGTCGTGATCGTTCTTAATCCAAAACCAGTTGTACTTGCATTTGCCATAGTTTTAGTTTCCTTATTATTGTTAAAGTTAATTTAATGGGTAGGAATTGCTAAATAATTAGCTTTTCTTTGTACCACCAAAAGTTACGCTAGATGCAGATTCATTTCTGAATTTCATCCCAGCTTGCTTTTCCTTCATAAGATCGTTGTTGATAGCTTCTTCTTTTTCTTGAGTTTTCCTATTATAGTATTCCTCAATTTGAAGAGCGATCTCTTCCGGTATCCTTGCCAGCAAAAGGCCACCTACTCCAATTACTCCTGCGTATCTACCTTCAGACATTTGTGGATAATCTTGATCTGGATATTCATCAGCTCTAACTAATTCATATCCTTCTCTTAATGAAGCTGCAACGTTTTTGGTATCTTGATACCCCATTGATTCAGCTCTTATCCACTGATGTCGAAAGCCTTTTGGCGCAGGCGGTGCATCGAGTGAGTTGGGTGGAGTCCATACTTTTTTGTGAGAAGTTTTTTCTCTAGTTTGACTCGCACGTGAAGTTCTTATTTTATCATTTTCCATATGCTTATACTCCTTCCGTGATTTTTAATTGTTTTGCATAATCTTCGAGTGGCACACCTAATCTTTTAGCTATTGCTACCTGTGAAGGTGTGAGCTTGACAGTTTTTTTGCGTCCTTGTGGGGCTGAACGTCTAGCCGAAGCTACATTTTGAGCAGGTCTTGCTCTTTCTGTAGTTGTATTTGCTATCTTATCAAATTTATGAGGAAATTCAAGTCTTATTCTTTTATCAACTTCCATATAATATTCGTCAGATTTAGGGTCGTATCCTTCTTCCTCTACAAGCTTTTTATGTATGTCAAAAGCCGTATAAGTCATAGCTGAATCGTTTCCAAACCAACTATTGTTTGAGGCCCATTCTTCTGCTTTAGCATCTGTTGGAACATTAGTTGTAGGATCATAAGATCTTTGTTGTGGAGTTATGTTAACCTTTTTTTGAGGTTGCATTTCTTCCGCAGCTTTTAACTGACCTAGTCTTACAGCATCAGAAGATAGTCTTGCCATCTGTTCTTGTGCTGATACTTGTCCTTCAACATCTCCTGCTTCAATAGCAACTTTCAAGGCTTGTCTTGCAGCGTCCATATTTGTTTTGACTCTGTTTTCAAACTCTGAAACGTAAGATTTATCAAGTTTAGAAAGTTTGCCTTCTAAAAGATCTTTATCTTTTTTGATTGCTTGAGCAAAAGTTAATGCTTCTTCTTTTTGTCTTTCCGCCTCTCTCATTTTACGAGTTAGTTTAGCAATTCTTTTTTGAACGCCTTCACTATATTCTTTTAACTCGTCTTTTTTTTCTTCAACAGGTTTTTCTTCTTTTGCTTCAACCTGTTCAACTTCCACCTTTTCTTCTTTTGCAGCTTCCTCTTTAGGTTGCTGTTCGTCTAAATTAACTTCAATCGACTTTTCGTTTTCTTCGCCAACATCAATTAATTCATCTTGTTTTGTGTTTTCTTCTTGCATAGTTCCTTCCTATGTTAAATGTAATGAAGAATCGATTCTGGGTCACCAATGGTACCTAGAACTTCATCATCGTTTAATATACGCACTTCTCCGCCTTCTATTGGTAATCTTGCGCCAGCATATCTAGCGAACATTACCCAATCTCCTACTTTGCACCACGGCTCTATAAATTTTTCTTCATCTTTATAAGCCAGGTCTCCCATTTTTAAAACATAACCACATGTTGTGGCAATTCTTGCTTTGTCTAATTGTTCTTGTGAAAATAAAATACCACCTTTAGTTTTTTCTTTTGGTGTAAAAGGTAAAACTAAAAGTCTATATCCAACAGGTTCAGGTAGTTGATCTACAACTTCCTTAATATTTTCTGGATCTAGTCTTTTTGCGTGGGGTTCTTCTTTTGCTTGTTCTTTGTATTTTTCTTCTAATGCATTGACATGTTTAGGAGTTTCATTTTTTGTCTCCGATGTCGATAACGTTTCCTTGCTCATTTTTTTGCTCCTTATAGTTTAGCAGGTTAGAGATTTCCTGTAGTATTATTGAATAGGCATGCGCCTGTCCTAACATATATTTATATTTTTCCATATTGTCAACCCCACCACCCATCATTGTTTCTTGAATTTGTAGTTGCGCGTTGGATATGGCTTTTTTTATTTTATCTATGATTACTAGATCTTCCATTATTTCACCCACCTTTCTATTATTTTTATTTTCTCTTCTGCATCCACAATAACTTGTAAAAGTTTGTCCATTTCATCCAAATGTTGAGGATGTTCACCTATTCCTACAGAACTTTTAGTGTAGATATTTAAAGTTGCTATTGATTCAGCAATTTGTGCTTCGTATCGTTTCTTAAGTGCTTCTAACATTTCCATCTTTTTCTAGCCTGACGTAGTCTAGAATTAGGATCTTTTGCTGCCTTTGGAAATTTTTTCATTTGGCCTGCGCTTCTTGCACAGTACGACTTACGTCGATTTGCAGCTTTTGATCCTGGTTTTACTTTACCCGTCACGGCTGTTTTTAATTTAGAACCGGGATTTTTTCTTCTGTAGGCAGCGACACCGGCTCGAGTCATACCTGCTCCAGACTTTGTAGGTCTAAAGTTCTTTTTATTTCTTGCAGGCATATTATCCTGTCTCCTCATACTAATCCTCCTATACCCATTTTTTTTCTTTTTGCAAACGTAGCAACGTTTGTTGGTTTGCCGCCTGGATTACCTGCTGCTCTTTTTCGTCTGACAGCACTCGCCTTTTGTCCACTTGTCATCCGTGTGGCTTTTGCAAGTGGTACGCATTTCGGGTATTTTCTTTTTGAACCTTTGGCAGATTTTCTTCCACAAGGTTGATATTTTCCATCCTTCTTTGGTGCTCCAATATCTACCCATTTTTGATCCACCCATTTTTTTAAATCGCCCATTAGACCATTCTAGTTTTTTTACGTTTGTTGGACATTACTTTGCCACAACCTCTAGCGATGAATCCACCATCTTTAGCTTTTACTTTTCCTTTACAAACTTTAGATGCATACATGTTTGCATACGCCGAAGGATAAACATCGAATTTTCTCTTCGCTGCTGCTTTTCCTTTTGGACAAAGTTTAGCCATTATTTTTTACCTTTTCCAAATACGCCTCTACCTTTTAAGATATCAGCTCTAGTAACTTTACCATCACCTGTTAAGTCAGGAAACTTTTTTGCTCTGCCACCATCTTTCATGTAGCCCATTTTATTTCTAACATCTTTAGGTAATTTAGATAAACCTTTTTGACTTGGTTTAACAGCTTTAAGCATACCACCATCTTTTTTACCAGGTCTAATTGGTTTTGGTTTCATTTGTTGACCATACCTGTCAGTTGGTTTAGGTCTTAAAACACCTGGACCTCTTGGTTTAAGTGCTCTACCTAATCCTCTTAATTGTATGCCGTATTTTTTAGCCATTATTTTTTCCTTTTCTTATCTACGTTTTTTATTTTACCTTTATTTTTAGATGCATAAAAAACTTGTTCAGCTTTTTTATTACCATAAGTCTTTTTCATAGACTTCATGATTTTTTTACCTTTAGCTGTAAGAGGCATTATCTATTGATTTTGCCTTTTTTCTTCATTTTAGAACCAAACTTACCATAAGATTCATTTCGAGAAGCAACTAATTGTTTTTTAGTTCTTTTCTTTTTGATTCTCATAGCAATAGATTCGTCTTTTCTAGCGTTGTAACCTTGTTTTTTCTTACCAACTTTGCCGCCTTTTTTCATAGCGCCTCTGTCCATAAGTTCAGTTGGCATTCTTTTTGATCTCATGTTTACACCTTGTCCACGTGAATACATCATATCTCCAGTTCTGCCTCCCATACCACCAGCTTTAAGAGCTTTTCTTGGTTGAGCAACTTGTTTGTTAAATCTTCTATTTGCCATTATTTTTTTCCTCCGTTTCTAAATATTTGTGTTCCCTTTATACCATAAATGCTAGCCACTACCAAGATCCACAGGTTTGTGAACCATTGAGGAAGTTGCGAAAACATTTCGAAGAACAATTTTACCTTGTCCATCGCAGTGGGGTCGTCTGATACGACCGCCCAGGCTAGAACTGCAACTGGCGTGCTCAATATTATGAGAACCGCTTCGTCTTTCCAGTCTGATTGTCTAGCTTCTAACAATTTACCTTGGTAAGCTTCCTCACCACGGGCTTGTTTTTCAGCATGCAATAATTGTGCTTCAGACATAGCCATCTTTGCTCTTTGTCTGTTAGCGTAAATCTTTGAACCAGCTTGTGCTGCAAGTTTAATTGCTTGTAGCCACATAAACTAATACCAAGTTGCTTTAACAGGTTTTTTGTCAGGTCTCATTCTTTTTGTACCTCTGACATCAACTGTTTGAGATTCATCTGGGTTAGTCATTTCAACAGGTATACCACCTTGTTGTAATCCATCTTTACCAACACCCAATTCTTTTTCAATTTTAGGTGCTTTGACGTAACCTTGACCTCTTAAATAATCTTTAGACATATTTTATCTCCTTATTTGTTTGATTATAACTATTTTTTACCGAAGTTTCTACCAAAATCGTGAATTTTGCTTTTATCTGCCATGCCTTGTTTAGCTAATGACACACTTGCACGTAATTTTGCTAATTTTTCGTTTTGTTCAAGCTTTTCATCTTGATTTTCTTGGTTCATAAGAGCTTTTGCTGTATCAAGATCAATTTTTTCCTGACCTTCTTTTAGTTTTCTTTCATTTTCAGCTGCTCTTAAGTCAACTTCTCTTGCTTTTAACTTAATTAATGGATCACCATTGTATTCACCCATAATTTTTTGTTCTTCATCCATATAATCTTTAGTCATTTCAGCAATAAGCTGTGCTTTTCTCGCATTAATTTTCATTGTTAACGCTTGTGCTTGTGCTATGAGCTGCGGATTGTTTGGATTTTGTTTTAATATCATTTGCATTTGTTGTGCTTGTTGTAATTCTTGTGTAAATTCTAATTGAATCTGTTCTTGAGCCATTAAAGAAATTCTTTCAAGTATATTTTTTTGTAAAGCAACCATAACAGAAGGTGAATTTTGCACCATGTTTGATTTCATAAAGTTTAAATGTGAATCAATGTGTGCTTTATGATCTTGACCAGGAAAAGCTTGAAAAGGTTTCATACCCATTGCAGCAATTTCTTCTAACGATGGATCTAAAGGCGTTGGCTGCGATGGTTGTGGTAAAATTGCATTTATATTTTTTACTCCTAACGCATCATACATTGATCTATACGCTTGATAGATGTCATGTATCTGTGGATTAGTCTGTGCTAATTGTAATTGTGTTTGCGCCATAGATATTCTCTGTGTCTGTGAAAATATATTTGGATCAGCTACGGGTAAAATATCTACCTTGTCATCAAAGTCTGCAACTTTTATGTTTCTTGTAGCTCCAACAACATCGTAAGGATATTCAGAAGGTAAATATGTTTTGAATACTTCTGATAGTAATTTAAATTCTTGTTTTAATCCTACATATAGTCTTTTGTGAATAGCAGACATAACTCTTGAACCTCTTTCAAGTAAAGCTACTGTTGTACCCACTGCAGCTTGTTGATTCATATCTCCAACTTGTGAATCTGCTATTGATGCAAATCTTTGTCCTGCTTGAACCACAATACCCATTAACTGAAGTAAAGTTGCATCAGGTCCTTTGAAAGGTAGTTGCATAAATTGATCTCTAATGTTTCCACCAGGAGCGTCGACATCTCTGAACTCACCAGGTTGTAAGGGTTGTGCATCGTCTCTAATTCTTAATCCTCTTGTCTTAAATCCTGCCGGTAGGTTAGCTAACGTTCCTGCGTCTAGTAATTGTCTTAAAGCTGCTGTTGCCGTTCTTGTTAAACCACCAATCATATGAATTAAACCAAACCCATAAAAACCTGTACCTGGTAAAAATTTAAATTGTACAAAGTAACTTATTTTTTTCTTTAAAGGATCTTCAGGTTTATAATTTCTTCTAATAGATAATATAGTTTGATTATCATCTGCAAAAGTTATGACGTACGGTAATTTAATTCCTGTTGGATTACCATTTTCATCCATATCTTCATATCCTTCTAAATCTAAATTCGTATGCATTTCATAAAGTGTGTATTGATCTTCTTGACCATCTTTTGAAATACCTTCTAATTGTAATTTCTTTTCTTCTAATTGATTTTCTGTAACAGGTGGATCGCTTAATTTTACATCTCTGTAAAATCCAGCGACCTGTTGTTTTCTCAATTCGTTACCTGACATTTTGATAACATGTACAATTGCATCGGTATCATCTAATGAGGTAGCTGAATACGGAACAATTAAATCTTCTGCCGGTACGAATTTTGACACGGCTCTACCTAAAAGTTCATCATAATAGACTTTCTTAAAGGTAGAACCGGAGAGGGGTAGATAGAAAAGCATTTGATCAAACTCTGGCTCATACTCTTTCATCTGATCCATAATTTGATAATTCATAAAATCTTTTACACGTTTTGACTGTTCTTCTTTTTCAACAGTGATGTTTCCTAAAATCTGTGTTCTAACTGGACCATCACTTGGTAATAATTCTTTGTAAGCTGTTGCTTGAAATTGTGTAACCGCTTCAGCAAGTACAGGGTGATTAACACCACTAGCTCCTCTGAAAGGTTCTGTTCTTCTCTCGTATTTGAAACCTAATAATTCTAAACCTTCTTTGTAAGATTGTTCCCAATCTCCTCTTGATTCTTTGTATTCTGTGTATTGATCGTAAAGAGTTTGACCTAAAGACTCTAAAGAAGAGCTAGACATGTCGTCAGCTAAATTCGCAAAGTGTCCATCGGATTGTCGACCAGGGACCGTTGTTGGATCAAAAGTAACTTCAGCTCCACCTTCTTCGTCCATAACAACTTCACTTGTGTCTGTTGTAATAACTTCTTCTGAACCGGGAACAGCTACTTCTTTTTCTTGAAACTCTTCGTCTTTAATTTCCTCAACTGTGTTGGGTAATGACTTATCTATACTATCTACCATATCTCTTTCCTGTTAATTATTTTACACCTTTGACGGCAACTATACCCCCATTAAAGTAAGATGTAAAGTCCTCTGTCTGAATGGCAGGCAACCCTGCTATTTGTTGTTTTCTAAATTCTGGTTCTTGTCTCATACGTCTAGCGTCTGTAGCTATTTGAGGATCAGCAGTTATATAAGCACCTGCCAAATCTAATGGATTTCTCTCACCTGCTTTTAAAGCTGTGTTTACTGCCATAGCTCCTGTTACTACACCAAGAGGTTTAAGAACTTTCCCGGCCGCTTTAACTACAGGTTTAGCTTTTTTAGCAGCTTTTAAAACTAGATCTTTAAATTTTTTAGTCTCTACCTTATCAAAATCTTTTATATTTTTAGATAGATTGTTTGAAAATTTTTGCAAAGAAAGTTTGGAATCAATTCCTTTTCTCTCTCCTGATAGTCTGATCACGACACCGTTTTCATCTAATACAGGAGTATATTTGATATATCCTGTTCCTCCTCTTAAATTTTTAGGTAATTTATTTTTAGCTTGTTTTGATATTTTTTCAGATTCTGTGTTTAATTTATCTAATTTATCAAAGTCTTCCTTTTTATCAAAATTTAAATCTACAATTTCTCTAGCAATATTATTTAATTTTAAATTATCTTGTCCTATCTTTGAATTTAAATATTTATTTAAAATCATTACATCTCCTGTTTTTATTTTTTCATAACCTGCGTAAGGAATCATATGATGAAATTGATTTAATTTTGTTCCTCTAATACCTACTGTTCCTTGAGAATATCTTAAGTCTTGATTTCTTATTCTGCTCTTTTCACTAGCAGGTCTACTTGAAAGGGGAGCTTTTAATTTTTGTTCTTTTTTTATTTTTGCAATTGCTCTTTCTAATTTAAAAGGAGATATATTATATTTTTTTGCTAACTGTTCGTTAGTTAATAAGTTTCCTTTTCTAACTTCTTTATAATATTCTCTACTTTGTTTTGGAAATTCATATCTCTTTTCCAAATCTTTTCTTAAATCTTTTCCTATAGTTTCAGAAAATTCTTTTCTTTTTTTTGCGGCAGCTGCTGATGCTGCTTTAGTACCGGCTTTAGTGCTTTCTAAAACTCTACCTTCGGATAATTTTAAATTACCTAAATTATTTTTTACACCTTTATAACTAAAGCCGCCTGCGTTTCTTAATTCTTGAAGTGTTGGATTTCTTTTTAGTTTATTTTTTAATTGTGTGTGAACTTCTTTTACTTCACCACCAACTCTAAAACCCGGTCTTAATCGCGTAAGTATATCTGTAAATAGCGTTTCGTCAGCCATTACACTCCACCACCAAGCATACCAGAAGATCCAACTGCGCTTGGTCCCTCTCCGCCTGTTCCACCATAACCACCACTTCCTTGGTTTCCAGAATCAATTGTTCCTCCAGGAACTCTAGGTCTATTTAATTGTGCTTGTAATCTTGCTTCTTCTTCTCGTCTTATTTGTTCAATTATTTCTGCTGCTTGTTTTGCTCTCATGTTATTAATACTATCCATAGTTCTTTTAGCCATTTGAATTGGTGATATGGCTGAATAGATACCTTGGCCTACTTGTTGTATACCCGACAACGCATCTCTCGCTCTCATACCTAAAGTGTAATCTTCGTCTGCAACAGTGCCTTCACCAATATCATCTAAATTAAACTCACCGCCTGGACTTGTGTATCCATAATCAAAATTTATACCCGCAGTAATTCCACCACCTGGAGGAAGGTTTCCACCACCATCACCACTATCTTGTGGAAGAGGTATGATAGGTTTAATTGGATTGATCGGAGCAATAGTTGAAGTTGTTGATTGAGTAGTTGTATTAGTTTGTGGTGTTGTCGTTGTTGTTTGTTGTGTAAATAAATCTAGGTAATCTTG